TATAGCTGACGAATCTCCTGCCTCATAAGCTATTCTTAGTTTGGCCTCAGACATCATGACTTCATTGTCAACGACTTTTCTGGCTTGTTCTAAGAGTGCTGTATGCCCTTGATTCAACGATCCTTTGAGTTTTTGATTCTCTTGTATTACTTGCTGGGCCAATAGTAAAGCTTCCTCTCGCTCTCGCGTGGCTGCTTCTTTGGCACGGCGTTCTTCGTGATAGCCTTTTGTAAAATGTTGAATGCGTTTCTTAACGCTTTCGTTGTAAGATTCCAACTCATCATCTGTAAATTCTTTTGGCGCTTCAGCCATAGGTTTACGATTACGGTCTTCAGCTGGGGTATCGTCAATGATTTCTACCTCTGGATCAGCTTCTACCGTGTAGTTTTCTTCATTGCCTTGTTCGTCAGGAAATTTGTATTGAGTATCAGCCATGATATCTCCTTATGCTGCACGGCTAATGCCGCGAGGATCTTGCACAACTGCTTCTACTGAATCATCATTGATGATCCTAAATTCTTTGCCGTGGATTTTTAAGCGTGTGCCCGTGTTAGGGCGGACGATAACAAAATCACCAACCTTACAGGATGGGCCAGAAGGAAATCTGGTAGCGTCTTTATAGGCATCTGGGCCAAGTTTTACAATAAAGAGGACAGGTGAAAGCACTTCCTCATAATGTATTGATTGTCCTGACTTAATAATGCCGCTCTCATACTCTTCATCTATCTCCGGCAGTACCGTCAATATTTGAAAACGTACAGGATCTGGCAATTGCTTAGCCTTATCTTCAGCGCTCTGCGGTAATGTTGTTGCCTGAACTCCATCTTGGCTGATCAGAATTTCAGGTGTCAACGTTGACAGCTCATTTATTTCACTCATCATCATCTTCCTTATATCTACGCACGAGGTCTTCTATCTCTTGTTGTGCGATCGCTAGACCCCGGATCACCCCGCACAATTCTCTGTAAGCAGCATAGTCGGTAGCCGTACCGCTCGCTACAACTTCGGCATAGTCCTCACGACGGACATTAATTTTTTTATCCAAATGTTCTAATATTTGACGTTCCATCATTTACCTTTCGGTTTATTCATTAGTCTCATCATTTCTAAATGAGCTTTTAGTCTTGCATCTTCAGCGGATTGTGCCATGTTTTGTTGATGTATTTGACTATTTTGAATTAACTCTTGCTGGTGTGCTTGAGCATTTTGTTGTATTTCTTGCTGCTTGGCCTGTAATTGCTGTTGAATTATTTGCTGTTTAGCGGCTAAATCAGCTTGAGGATTTTTAGCTTGTGCAGCCTGTGCTTTTAATTGCAATTCAGCTTGTTTGATTTGCAGATCGCCCTGTACTTTTTGGGCTTTAGTTGCAGCTTCTTGTTGTGCAATTTGCAGCTGTGCTTGTTGCATTTGTACCAATGGATCTTGGGCTTGTTGTGCAGCCTGTTGTTGAGCGGCTTGACTTTGACCTTGTTGTAAAACAGCTTGGGCAGCAACGGCCACAAGAGATGACAGCTGGACTTCGACATCTTCAGGCATGTCTTTGTCTGGCGCTGGCATTTGTATACCCATTTGTTTTTCTATCTTGGCTCTATATTGGAATGCCAAGTGTTCTGATATATGGGCCATGATTGCGGATGTCATTTGCTGACCCATTGGGCTTTGTCCAATCTGCGCCGCAATAGTGGGGTCTTTCATCATGGAGTTATGTACTGTTATATGAGCATCATGGTCTTGATAGATGAATGCTTTGGTTGGTTTTCCTTTGAGGAATGCCATGTTTTCTGATATTGGGTCTCTTGGCTTTTGATCGTCGTCAGTTGGAACTAACTTATCTGCATTCTTAATACCCAGCACTTCTAGCATTTGCCTATGCAGATTGGGTAAGTTATAAATCTGTGGAGCTTGCTGTGCCATTTGCATTGCTGCTTGGTACTGCATGATTCTTTGGGCCATAGTTGATGAGTTGGGGTCCGATACCGGAATAACCTCCACCATGTCGTAATCTTCTTTCTTGGCTTTCTTTGTGCCAGAAGAAGGTGTGTACTCGTACTTGGTTGGCGTATAGTCTCTAATAATATCCCGTAGCAATTTAAATTCTTGCTTCATTGCGTAATGGACACGGGCTTGCACAGCAGACATGGTTTTCAGCTGTCTCTCTAATAGAGCAAGCGTAGTTCCAACAGGAGCATTAGCAGACATATCGCTAATATTCATGTCGCTGATTGCGCCTAGCTTCCTGGCTTCATCTGTAATTGTTGACAACAATCCAGCCAAGACTTGTGACGGCTCCTTATAGGGGAGCATCATAATATTATCTTTGATTGGACCGCTTGGAACGTCTACATCCCTAAACTCTCCAGGCGCAATTGGAGTGTCATCACCCTTAACTCTAAGCCCTCTAGCCTTCAAACCACCGGGTAAATTGGCCAAAGATCCTGCATCTACGAGCTGGCGAATGATCATCGTCCCAGCTCTGGCATATCCACCAATCAAATGAATCAATCCAAAACCATACGCTCCAAAGCCTGGAATGTAGGTATATTGCACAAAATGTTGCCTTTTAAGGCGTTTTTTGTCCTCTTCTTTCCAGTTTCTACGGATAGCCAGTACTTTATTTGATCCTCTATCTATCGTAATTACATAGGGTAGAGCAATTCCATCTTCATCTTCAAAGCCAGGAAGCTCATAATCCACATGAATTTCACAGATTTGATAGCGATCATCGTCTGTTATTGAGTATCCAGACTCATCTGCCTTCTTTTTTTCAATGTCTGTAGGTATTTGAACTGGTTCTCCGAGCTCCAAATCACGATAAAACCCTTCTACTTGAAGTTTTCTTATCTCGTTTTTGGTCTTTCTCATCAAATGAGTAACACGTTCACAGCTCATAACGCCTGTAGAACCATAGGGCATGATCAAATCTTCAGCGCCTACATATATAGATACCTGTCTACCTAGGCTAGGATCTGGGTAAACCTTTTTAAATGCTGCTCCTACTAGGCCAAGGTTGAGTAACATGCGCTCGTGCTCGGGTCTATACTCGGGCATAGCCTCGGTCAGCTGGTAATTCATGTCTTCTTGAACGCGCTCGGCTGCTTCTTGTTTTAATTGATCAATAGCACCAATGATTGCAGTCTTTACCGGGCCTGAAGCAGGGAAGCATTCCGTAATTGTTTCGCTTTGAAACCTGATACCAGCTTCCGTTAATACCGTAGAGAATACGCCGCAAGCACCATTCCAAGGTTCAGTTCTCTCCTCATACTTCATTCCTAGAACTTCTAAACCTTTTACATAGGTTTCTGACCAATCTTTCCTAGAATGTATATCAGCGTCAATTTGCTCCATTAAATCGCCGGCTATAGAACTAAGTTCTCCATCATCAATTTCTTCGGCCAAGTTAGCATAGAAATCATCTGTATGATCAATTGATAAACTGCTGGATAGATTAATCTCAATACCGCCTATACCAGTTTGTTCTTCTGGTTCTTCTACATGAACTTCAACATCTGGGCCATCTGAAACGTCCAATGGTGGTACTTCTGAATACAATGCTCTGTCAAAATTTGTGGCCATAATGTTTCCTAGTAGTATGCTTTCTTGCGTCTAAAGTATTGCGGCTCATCCGGCTCATCTGTTTCTAGCCGAAGAAATCCGCCTTGCCTGAATCTTATCAGCGCCTGACTGCTGCTGTCCACATAGTCATCGTGTTCCGCATTTGGAAATCGTGCTATCTCTTCAATGAGCTCATCCGCCCAATGCTTATCAGGAGCCCATACTTTACCTGATTTGAATAAATCTGACACGCTATTTAAGCGTACAAACTTATCATTACCTCTTGTAGGTGTGTACTCACTTACTGGGATACCCATTCTACGCAACTCAAATATCAATGGAGCACCTGCTGCTTTGGCTTCTACAACAAACGCATCTGGTTGCCACTCTTTATATCCTTCAAGAGCAGCTGCCTTTAATTCTGGGAATTCAAATTTATCCCGGTAGCAATCTAGCAACATGATATTCACATCGTTAGGGTCTTCATTTAAATGGAATACACCCCATGTCGTACAGGCTGAAAAGTCAGCCCGCTCTGATTTGGTAAATGCCGTATCCCAGCTTTGTATTATAAATTGACAAGGAGGTGGTCTACTCTCTTTCCATCTCTTCCACCATTCCCTTTTAACAATAGCCCCTTCTTCCCCTGTCGGTGTTTGTTGATACTGGGCGTTCCACTTATATATTCCAATCTCTTCTTTAACGGCTAACAGTTCATCGAGGGGCCAGAATTCAGGCCATAGAGGTTGTCCGCTCGGCATAATTGCGGGTAGTTCTATTACTTCCCAATCTTCACCGCTTGAGCTTCTTAATATCCTGCCCGTCAAATCTCTGTCCGACCACCTGGTCATCACAACGACAATAGCACCGCCTGGCTGTAAACGTTGACGCGGTCCTGACGTATACCACTCATAGACCGAATCAAATACTGCTGGATCGTTATTCGCCGCTCTAGCTTCTTGTTCCGAATGAGGATCGTCGATAATCAATAGATCAGCACCCTTACCTGTAACCGTACCACCTACACCGATCGCAAAGTAATCCCCTCCCTTATTTGTACTCCACCTACCTGCGGCTTTACTATCTGCTTGTAATCCTATCCCGGGAAATACAGCTTGGTACTGCTCCGAATCAACGAGGTTCCTCACCTTCCTACCAAATCCCACAGCAAGGTCAGCCGTATTAGAACTCTGGATCACCTTCTTATTCGGGAATTTACCCAAGAACCACGAGGGAAACATATTACTCGCAAACTCTGATTTGGTATGTCTTGGGCCAAGGTTAATGATCAGTCTCTTCAATTCACCACTAGCCACTCTCTCAAACATTTTTGCCATCACTGCGTGGTGTCGTCCATGTATAAACCCAGGCCACATCTTCTTCACATAGTATAAAAAGCTAGACTGCGCCTTTTCCCGCTCCAGTGCTTCCTTATATTCCGTGACTTGCCCCAAGAGCGCCTCAGCGTCCTCTTTATCCAACTGCCCTAACAAGTCATCTAACTTCACTCTAGATTCCTAAAGTTAATATAAACAGGTCTAACGCTTCTCTCCATACCCTTCACCTGCTTTAAAACCCCGAGCCGGACTAAGCGCTTAATCGTCATATGTATATTCCCCAAACTACTCTTCTTCCGAAAAGCAGCTATCTCTCTATAAGTAGGCGCAAACCCAAACTTCTTCCAATACTCATCTATATATAAGAATACCTCTTTCTGTACAGGCGTCATCTCCATCTCCATTACTTCATCTTCCCTATAGTCAGCCTTCTTCGCCGTCATTACAGGGTTAATGAATATTTTTTTTATATATTTTTTTTCAACTTTAGCCATCATTTGCTAAGGGGGGTCTCCCCATCTATGAGGGGTGGGTCACTCTCGTCCACATTCCGGGTGTCAACGTTGACAGCTGAAAACGATTTTTCGTTGGATCGTTCGGATGGAATAGTATGCAAATTGTCCAGGGCCCCCGATTCTAAAAAAGTGGGGCATGGGGTAATAGTGGGGTCTTGATCCTCGGAAATTAATGAATTAGTACTCAATTCTTCCAATAAAGTAGTCGCGTCATTCTCTATTACATCTTCGGCTTGTTCATTCATTAATGCTTGGATCTCTCTTATGATCTTAGTCTTGATGTCTTCGCTTGAGTGGATTACCTTTGTTTCACTACGATGCGTGAACAAACTAACCTCTGTTATTTGGCCAATGATTTTACTCGCTTGGATTTTAACCTGGGGTTTCGAGTCAGGATCGGTTAGCACTGCCACGAGGGAAGTAATAGCTAAAGAACGCAGGGATTCAGCGTTTTGGTATTTCATCGCTTCGTTAGCCCGTTGTATGGCTTCGATGGTATTGGAGACCATAGGATGCCTTGATAGCTTGCTTGCATCACAGTTGACGATATTTGGTTTGGCCTTGGTGTTGTACGCTTTCCGGTATGCATCTGACTTTGTCTCTCCCTTCGCTACCTCTTCGGCAAACTTCGCTTGTTTAGCGGTTAGGGTTGATTTGGGCACTCTTAGAATGCTTTGTATTGTTTGCCCTTTGAGCGCTTCTCTCATGGCCTTGCGTGATGGTTTAGTCATTGTTTCCATTGTTCGATAATTAGCAGAACGTTAAACATAACGCATTAGATCACATTAATAGCTTATTTGTCTAGATCCATTAGGCCAGTAGACTGATTCCGGCGCCAAGTGTCATCCGTTGACACCCGATAGGTTTCAGCTATCAATACACCGAACCTCATAGAAACTATTCAACATGAAATTGTCAACCCGAGATATGATAAGGGCGTTTTAGTAATATCTTTTAACCACAACCAAAGGGGAAATTATGAAAATCACAATTGAACTCAAAAACCAATACGGGCAAACCACCGCGCACCCAGTTTGCTGTAAATCTAAACTTTTCGCCCGCATCGCAGGGACTAAAACCCTTACCCTTGAAACCCTTAAATCGATCAAGGCCTTGGGTTATGAAATCGAACAACTCGCACCGGAGTTACTTAAATTATGAAACGACTAATCGAATGGATAGTTCTACTGGCGCTCGCTTGTATGTTTGCTTATTTCTTTTCACTAACACTCTAAGGGGAAATTATGAGATTTTCAAAAAATAACCTAATCGAACGACTGGAGCATCAAATTGATGGACTTGAGAAAACATTTAAATTTGATCCTAACAACGGAACAAGTCAAATTGAGGATAACGACTTTTTAAGGGCTTACGCTTTCGGGCACTACACCGCCCTTCGGGATATTGTGGAAATGATCAACTACGGACTATAAAGGAAAACATCATGCAATCACTAAAACAAGTATTAATGAACAGGGACAAACTAACTGAAGCCGAAGCCGAAGAGTTTATCGCCGAAGCACGCGAACGGATTTACTCCGGAGATGATCCCGAAGAAATCTTATTAGAAGAATTCGGACTTGAACCGGATTATGTGTTCGACTTACTTTAAACAAGCAAATCAAAGGGGAAACAATGAAAACACTAACACTCAATTACTATCAAGACTCGGGCCATGGTTGGGTTAAAGCCAAATTATCATTACTCCAAAAACTTAACATTGTCGATCAAATAAGCCCTTACTCTTATTTGAGAAAAGATAACGTATATCTCGAAGAGGACTGCGATTTAAGCCGGCTTTATGAAGCACTAGACAAAGCCGGAATTACTTTAAAACTTAAAGAATTTTGCGCTCGCGAGAAAAGATCAAAAATCCGCTCATATGATAGTTTTAATTTTCGTTTATTTTTAGGGGTTTAATAATGAAAACAATCATGTTAAAAAAAGATGCATCGATGTTGACCGGTGGACTAACTGAAACTAGCAAAATGCCCTGTAAGTCTTACAGTCTACCTACTGAAGCGTGCACGACCGGCTTCAAAATGTCGCAAATAGAAGGATCAATTTGTTCTTTTTGTTTTGCCAATAAAGGGAATTACGCGCGTTACCAAAACACGATTAAACCCGCCCAGTTCGCTCGCTTGGACTCGCTTACTAGTCCGGCTTGGGTTGACGCTATGGTCGCTCTAATCGGCCTTGATGCTTATTTTAGGTGGCATGACTCCGGAGATTTACAAAGCCTTGAGCACTTCGAGAAAATAGTTCAAGTGTCAACGTTGACACCTAAAACGCGCCATTGGCTACCGACTCGGGAATATTCAATTATTAAAGAGTTTATTTCCAATGGTGGAGTTATCCCTAAAAATCTGATTGTGCGACTCTCCGGTATGTATCCAGATAAGCCCGTAATCGTGCCTAAAAGCCTTCAAAATGTCAAAGGGATAACCACCTCAAATGTCCACACCAAAAAGCCCCTAGGCCTTGCCTGCAAAGCGCCAGAGCAGGCCGGTGAGTGTAGGGATTGTCGCGCGTGTTGGACTCAGAAAACAATATCTTACTTGATGCACTGAAGGGGAAATCATGGAACACACCGAACACGATTACATTGAAGCGGGTTATCAATATGCCAAGGCTAAAAACGAATACGAACGACTCGCACGCGCTCGGGTTATTCGGGAAATGCTCGCAAAAGAGCGAGCGAAGGACGTAGAACGCGCCCGTTTTCTGGTGGAGCGAGGACGCACCGAAGCCTAAGAACCCGCTTCAAACCCTTAATTCGAGGGTTTTTGGCGTCGTTTTCGGCGCAGGTGTCAACGTTGACACCTGAAAAATTCCAAGTAAATCAAC